TATTTCTTTAGGTAAATATTTTGTAGACTTAAATAAAGATAGTAACTTAGACGTCTCAAATAGTAGAGACACTATGGATAAAGTTCTTTGCTTATTAACAAACGCAGAGGTAGAAGAATTTAACTTAGAAATAATAAACTTATGATTGAGTACATTTCAAACAACGGAACAGATATAATTGCTATTGCCGTAGCTATAATGGCTGCAGTAAAAGTTGTTGTTAGGCTAACCCCTTCAGTTAAAGATGACGAGGTGTTTGGTAAGATAGATAAAGTTTTAGAATTTATCATCCCTAACTATGGGTCTAAGAAGGAAGAATAGAAAAGATTATAAAGCCTCAGAAGAGGTGAAGAAAAACACAGAACCTGTGATTAACCCTAAGATTACACTTGGAGCTAAGGTCTTATCATTCATTGTACCTAAAATGTTTAAGGACAAGAATGGTAAATGGTCTAGTAGAAGAACCATAGGTGGCGTTATAGCAGTAGCTGCTGTACATCAAATAGAAATATCACCTGAGATTACTTGGCAACACCTAGTTATGTTAGGGTTAGCAGTAGCTACCTTATACGCTGCTAAGTAAACGGGATTACTATAGGTAAACTCCCTTCATTTAATACAACACCACAAGATAACTTATAAGACTTAGCGAAGTGCTTTGAATAAGCCATAGCGTAACTCTTTCTATCCACACCACAACCTACTTGCATACCCCAATGCTGACCATTGTAAATTACAGAGGCTTCAGTATGTATGTGTCCTTGAACTACAGGACATTCAAATTGTAGCGACTTGTTAGCTGAAGCATTTCTACCACTAGTACCTGTTCCGTGAACATAAAGAACTCCGTCTATCTTATGGTACTCTTTAAAGTCCCAACCATCTACACCTAACACCTCATCATAATCCCTTATCCAACGAGCTGATATACCTGCATCAAATCCTTTCCTTCTAACTATAGCGTCGTGATTACCTATACAAACTTTAGCTATAGGGAACACATCGTGCCAGGCTTGTATCTTTTCTATCGCTCTATCCAACTCTTCACCTGCACCGAAGCCATCAGGGTCTGAGTTATGAAATGAACTGTAGTGTGAGTCTATAACATCCCCTATAAATACTACCTCAGAGCAGTTGTATTTATCTTTCTGCTCTAAGCAGTGCTCTAAGTAACCATCAAGGCAGAAAGGCTCGTGAATATCCCCTACTACAAGGACGTTTCCTGATTCTGATTTACTATATTTTCTTTGTTGTTGTACAAGTTGCCATTCAAACTCTGAAAGGCGTGGTCTATATTGCTTATCCATTGTAAATATTTTTTATGATAGCAGTTAGTACGGGTATTGATATTGTATTCCCTGCTTGTTTGTATAATTGCGTATTACTATTAGTCGGTCTCATTTTATTGAACTCCTCATCAGTAAAACCCTGCAACCTAAAGCACTCCAAAGGAGTTAATCTTCTTATGTTATTTTTAAACTCTACAGCTTGGGTATTCTTTGTGTCTAAGCAATAAGATAATCCATCTTTTTTACTTAAATGACCTGAACCTCCTTTACCCGTCTTACTTGAGCGAGGAAATAAAGAGTGCGTTACTATTGTGTTATCTGTAGGACACAAAGCGCCATTAGCTCTTAAGCAATTAGCTATATCATCCATCTCTTTAGGACTCCAAAGAAATCCAGTGTTCTTTTGTTTGTGATTGTCGTTGTGTTTTGAGAAACCTTTTATCATCTTCTCGCTTAAGTAATACTTATCATCAACCTCATCCTCAAGCACATCTTTAATCGTACATCTTAATGGTGATCCTGTTGGAAAGTTAAACAACCTAAAGTCAGTGAAGCCAATAATAAAAACTCTCTCTCTATTCTGTGGTAAACCAAAGTCTTTTGTGTTTAAAACTTTGTAGTGTATATTGTAACCTATATTATGAAGGGTGCGTAGTACAGTCTTAAATGTATTCCCTTTATCGTGACTAAGTAAACCTTTAACATTCTCTAACACGAATACTTTAGGTTTATTCTTCTCTATAAAAGAGGCAAGGTGATAAAAAAGAGTACCCCTAGTATCATTGAACCCTTCCCTTTTACCTGCTGCCGAAAAGGGCTGGCAAGGAAATCCACCAAAGTACAAATCAATAGGAGGGGTAGACCTATCAAGAGTACGAGTAGTAATGTCATCATAAAAATGAATAGGGTTATGGAGAGAGAGGTAAGACTTTCTAGCGAACTTATCTTTTTCACAAGCAAATATTAAATTATAATCTATTCCTAACCTGTTAAGTGCTAGTTCAGGAGCTCCTACTCCTGAGAAATCTGTGGCTACATTAAGTTTCATCTCAACGCAAAGGTACAATAAAAAAGAAAGCCCTGCAAATAACAGAGCTAACTTAATGTTTAACCAAAAACACGATATGCAGAGAAGCACAACAGGATAAAGCAAATATACTACTTACTTTCTTTTATCCAAGAATCAGGTACTACTTTCTCACACCATTGTATGTCATTTTTTTTACACCATTGAGCATACGTGGTCTGACTACCCTTTCTTATCTTGTTGTTAGCGTTTTGAAATAGAAATCTTATATCTAAATTAGGATGTTGCTCCTTAATAAGTAGGTGCTTATCCCTATCAGACTTAACCAACCTACCCTTAACCTCTAATATAATACCATTAGGTAGTATTATATCAGGGGTGTAAGAGTGGGAGCTCGAGGGGATTATGTAGCTAATCTTTATTGCTTCGTATGCAGCATCCCTTACTTTCCTCTGCATTAAATTCTTCCATACTCGATGTTCTAACCCACTTCGGAATCCTGCTTTCACAGCAGCAGTCCTCACAGGACTCTTTCTTTTTCTCCTCATCTATAAGTTTTTCTAAATACACAGCTAAGTCCATCGCTTCTTCTTGCGCGTGTTTAAGCCACTCTAAGCGACTTAAATCCTTCCTCTCCATCGTAACTCCGTATTTGTTTTTACCTGTATTAGAACGCTCTAATATCTTTAATATAACTTCGTTCTCTATCTTACTCATTACCTAGCGATTTGATTACAAAGTTATTAAACTCTATCTCTTTATCCAAACATTTCTTCTTCCAAGTTACCATCTCTTGTTTATAGTATAGTAACGTAAAGTATGATTGATTAAATAATGTCAAAGCTTCTTCTAGCTTATCAACCCTACCTTCTTTCTTATCGAATATATCTTGAGCCAACCTACCTGCGTTGTTATTTAACTCTTCCCTCATTCTACCTACCTCTACTACTAAGTCTGAGTAGGCACTCATGTATTTATTCTCTTCGCTTGAGGCTGACATATCCCTCATTAATTGTAGTGCTTGTTGTGTTACATCCATGTCTTAATAGTTATCTGATTGTTCTTCTTGTTCATCTAGTGTTGGACTATCTTCCTCATCCTTAGAGTCGGTTATCCAAGAGTCCCACTGTATCCTTGCTATCTCTTTGTTTATCTCCTCTTGAGATTTCTTTTCTTCGCTCTTCTTGTTGATGTTCATTGTCTAAATTTTTTCTCCAAGCAAGGTATTCATGGTGGTCTTTCTCCCTCCAGTTACCTGTGATTCTCATTTGCTCATTAATTAAAAACTCTTTATATCTTCCCATAGTTATCGTGTTTAAAGAATCAGGGGGTAGACGACCAAATCTTTTTAACCCCCCTATCTTATATTTAAAATCCTAAATCTTCCTGTTCTTTTGGTTTAATAATCTTAACTCCAAGTAAAGGGTCAACCCATTTACCTCCGTTAGTCATATTCATATATGCAAATCTACAAATTTTCGGGACAAATTTCAAGTACACAGGTCTGTCATTTTGTGTAGGTATACCTACCAACTTTTGAAACTTAACTTTCCTTATGTGTAACTCAGTTATATCCCACTTATCAGGGTCTCCTGTATGCCTATGAACTACTATAAAATTGTCGGTTCGATTGGCAAACATCCCTCCATATTCTACATCATACATGCTAGGTGCAGGCACGCTACCATCTTCATTCTTATTCCTAGCAGCACCTGTTCCTGCATGTGTAGTCATAATGAATTTAACATTATGCTTCTGCTTAAACCTTCTGACATCTGATAGCATAGAGTAATAATAATCGTACTTACTCATACCATTCTCTACCTTCAAATCATTTACAGGGTCAAGCAGACAACCATCATAGTGATCCTGTGCCATCACCTCTTCAAATGCGTTAAGAACATCTGTAGCTGTTGGGCTTACATCAAACGTAACTATAGTGAAGTGGTCTAACACCCAATCAATAGCCTTGTTAAATACTGATGCACTCATTCTGTCAGACCTATCTCTATCAGCAGTCTGTCCTATAAACATCTCAGCTATATCAGTTATCATATCACCTATAGGTTCATTCTCAGGGCAGTAACAAACCCACCTCCAATCATACCTCATAGATGCAGTCATCATTAGATAAAACATTGTAGTAGTTTTACCTATGTTAGCTAACCCCATTATAATATCTAACTCACCTTTCCTTAGATTGTAGTGAGGGTCAAGAGTAGGTATGCCTGTAGTAAATCCTTTAGCGTACCCATTCTTATATATATCCCTAGTGTATTTTACAATCTCATCCTTACTTGACACCTTGTATCTCATATCTTGTAGAAGTTAGCTTGAGTATTAAGGAAGTCATCCGTAGTAGACTTAACATTTAAACTCATCTTATATTCCTCTAAGTATGAAGGAAACTTTGTTGCGTTGAATAATGTTTCAGGTCGCAAGTACATAGCCATCTTAGGATTCTTATCCCATTGAGCTGCCTTAACTTTAATAACATTAATCAAATCACTATAAGTATATCCCTCATTAATCCTTCCTATAATAAATCTTTTATTAGACGTAGTCTTTCTAAAGCTTCTGTTAGTAATTCTATTAAGCTCATCTATAACAAGAGAGCTGTGCATTTCATTAGCAGACTTAATGC